TGGACGCAACGACCCCTGTCCTTGCGGCAGCGGCAAGAAATTCAAGAAGTGTTGTCTGCATTGACCCTGGCCACGGTTGTTTCTCACCCCATGTAATTCGAGCGCACAGAACGCCGTTGGCGCACGGGCCGAGTGGGACGCCCCGCCGCAACACCCTGCGCCGCATCCTCATCAACCAGTGCTGCAACCTGCCGCTCCAGTTCCTGCCATTGCGCTTCTGACCAGCGATCGGCCCCGAGAATCCACGCCGCTGCCCGGGCGTAAACCCGGCAATCCAGCGCCTCGTTGCGTTCGCGTAGTTTCTGCCATTCCAGCCGGGAGAACCCGCGCTTGTTGCGCACCGTCACCAGCTGCTCGGCCACCAGCTGTTTCAGCCATTCGCTGTCGATCCAGCCAGGCAGATGCAAGGTTCCCGGCGGAAACCTTGATCCATCCGCCAATTCCTCGGGTGTCGGGCGCTCCAGCCGTAGAAAACGGTAGGTTTCGGACTTGAAAGTCGAAACCGCCACGGTCCAGAGCCGTGCGCCCCGGCGCAGGCGTTTGCCTGCGATGGTGGCATCGACAAAGGTTGGCCCCGACACCGGGCTGGCCCGGTTGAACCCTTCAACACCCTTGACTGGTGCCACCTGCCCAAATCCGACCTTACGGGCCCAACCGTAAACCGCCGGGGTTTCATAACCGGTGTCGATCGCGAGCCGCGCGATTGTCATCTGGGTGCCATTGGCATGTTGCCATGTTCGACCCAGCAATTCGGTCAACCCGTTCCAGCAAACCTCAGAACCCGGGCCGCCTTCAATGACGATGTGATCGATGAGCCAGCTTTCCAGCCCACGGCCCCAGGCCCAGACATCCACCTCGATCCGGTCTTTCTGCACATCAGCCCCGGCCGTCAGGAACAGGGCATCCGCAGGCACGCTGCCCGGCTGCCACTCTTCCTTGCGGTCCAGCAGCCGCTGCCAGTCCGGGGCTTCGCCAGATTCCACCCAGGTCTCGCCAAGGATCGTATTCTTGAAGGCGCGGATGGCATCGTCCGACCCCTGTGCTGCTTCCCAGCTGCGTGCAATCCGCTCCCAGCTGAGCCAGCCCACCGGCGAATAGAGCGCGGACAGGTGATACCCAACCGTGGTCGGATCCGCCCCATCTGCTGTGGCCCGCCAAACACCGGCTTCCAGCATTGCCGTCTTGTGATGTTCCGCGATCGGTTGCTCGCAGGCCTCGCAATGGTAGGCCGCCGTTTCAGGCTGCCCCTTGTCCCAGCGCAGCCGCTCGAACTTCAGCCATTGTTGTTCCCCGCAATGCGGGCACGCCACGAAATACCGCCGCTGGTCCGAGGCTTCAAATTCCCGTTCGATGCGACTGACCCCCTTCACTGTTGGAGTTGAGACCAGAAACACCTTGCGCCGATGCGCGAATGTCAGTGATCGTGCCTCGGCCAACGACACCGGATCACCTTCCGCATCAGCGGAGGCCGGATAGGCATCGACCTCATCTAGAAAGATGTAACGCGCCGGTGTGGACCGCAGCCCCACCGCCGAGTTCGCCCCGGTCATGATCAGAATGCCTCCGGCAAACTCCTTGGACAGCATCGTGTTGCCTGCGTCACGCGACCGGGAGGGTTTAACCTTGCCCTTGAGCACCGCGCTTTCTTCGATCAGCGGATCAATCCGCTGCCGAGAGTTTCGCTTGGCCAGTTCCACCGTCGGCTGCACCGCCAGCATCGGCCCCGGGGCATGGGCAATTACAAACCCAATCATGTTATTGCCCCCTTCCGTCGCGCCCACCTGTGCAGCCTTCATGAACACGACCCGTTGCGCCGGATCACTGGGTGACAGCGCATCCATGATCTCGCGCATGTAAGGCGTTCGCCCGGTGCGATAGCGCCCCGGTTCAGCTGAGGCGCGCGAGGCCAGCATACGGTATTGGTCGGCCCACTCTGATACCGTCAGGTCTGCGTCGGGTAACAACCCCTCGGCCCAGACCCTGAGCAGGTCCTTGTCTCCCTCAAAGGTTTCAATCTCCGACACCGCCTCACTTGAGATCAAACCGGACATGCCCACCAAGCTCTTCCAGCTGGGCACGGACATGAGATTCGAGTGTTTTCTGCACCAGGCTGGTCTCCAGAGTTACGTCCTGCTCGCCAGCCGACAGTGCTGTCGACAATTCCGCCGCCATCAATGCAGCCGCGCGGGCGGGCCAGTTGATCCAGGCATCACGTTCCTCGCGTGCCAGGCGAAACACCAGCGTTGTGGCGCGGGCCCGGTCCACCAGTTCCCCCTTCATCTTTTGCAGCTTCAGGCGACGCTCCTGTGCCTTAAGCACCTCGTTGGCGGTCTTGGCTTGCAGGAATGTGGTGTTTCCACCCGTCACCGGTGCCTGCAGCCCCTGTTCGCGCAGGGTTTCACCGACAGCCGTAAGGGCAGCATCAGGGACGGGCTTCATTGTTTTGCGCGCAGGGCTGCGTTGTTTCGACGGGTCCGTTGTCTGGCCCCGCTTGGCATCCGAAGCGCTCTGGTCAATAGAACCATCGGCAAACAGCACCATGCGCCCCGCTGCTTTGGCTTTCTGGATGGCCCCGCGCGACAGACCGACATGGGCCGCATAGGCGCGTTCGCTCATCCCCAGCATTTGCAATCATTTCCGGCGGAATAAAGCACTATGATTGCTCCACTTTTTGTTGATGCGCACCCGAATCAGAGCGAAGTTGATTACACCAAAACGATGCAACAAGGACCGCCGCCATGAACACCAGGACCCGCAACAACGACAAAGCCCTCGATGCCTTCATGGCCCGCAAGGCCGAGATCGACGATATGCTCGCCCGCCTGCAAGTGCTGAGCGACGAACATTTCCATGCGAGCCCTGATGACATCGACTGGGGCGACGTCGGTGATCTGGCTGACATGGCCACCAAGCTACGTGAGATCAACGATCGCGCTTTTCGCGATGGTGAGTACGCAGAATAAGCGCCCTCGTTCTCCCACCTCCGCCGCGCATCCTGTGCGCGGCTCAGGGGCGTAGAAGCGGCGCGACTGGCGCGCCACATCCTACCGGAGAATAATATCCATGACCCTGATCCAGCTCACCAACACCCAATCCATTATTCTGAGCGCGGCCTGCGCGCGGGTAGACGGTCTCATTTTTCCCGTCACCGCCGACATCAAAGGCGGGCCGGTCGGCAACAGCCTCAAAAGCATGTTGAAGCGTGGGTTGATCGAAGAGATCAAAGCCAGTGACCTCAACACAGTCTGGCGGCATGATGAAGGCCTTGGCCCCGTCACCCTGAAAGCCACGCCACTGGCCTATGCCGCTCTCGGAATAGACGGTGGCGAGGCCCCGATCCCTGACAAGCCCCACAGTGTTTCACCTCAAACATGTTCCCCGCGCAGAACCACAAAACAGGCTCAGCTGATCAATCTGCTCAAACGCCCCGAAGGCGCGACCATTGCCGAGATTGCAGATGCCACCGGCTGGAAACCCCATTCGGTGCGCGGCGCGATGTCGGGATCGCTCAAGAAACGGTTGGGGCTGACCATCACCTCCGAAAAGATTGACTATCGAGGTCGGGTTTATCGAATTGCCTTCTGAACAAGATCGGGTTTTGTCGCCGCCGTCCTGCCCGGGCGGCGGCTTCCCGTTCAGCCTTGCGGGTCCTAATTGTCTCAAACAGCCGCCGAATTGCGAACGAGCGAATAATGCTCACCACGGTGAAGGCCAAGCCCATTTTCAGGTTCTGTGCCAGCGTCGCTTGAAGACCAAAGACCGGGAAGACCATCATCTGTGTTGCGACAGCGACGCCGTAACCGATGGCCACATTGGCAACCGCCTCGACCAGAGACATGGCGCGGGATTGTTTCATGCGGTTTCGCGCCCATCTTTGATCTCGGTAAATCCACGTCCGTCCCCATCCAGCACCGCCGCTTGACCCGTCAGCCGCTGCCAGCGCTCGACAATCACGTCGACATACTTTGGGTCGAGTTCCAGCAAAGCTGCTTTTCGATCGGTGTTTTCAGCCGCAATCAGCGTCGTGCCACTGCCGCCAAACGGGTCGAACACCAGATCACCCTTGCGGCTGGAATTGCGTATTGCCCGTTCAACCAGGCTGACCGGCTTCATGGTGGGGTGCAGATCGTTCTTTACCGGTCGGTCGATCAGCCAGACATCGCCCTGGTTGCGGGCACCGCACCAGCGGCGTTTCACCCCTTCGGGCCAGCCATAAAGGATCGGCTCATACTGGCGCTGATAATCCGAACGCCCCAGCGTGAAGCGGTTCTTGGCCCAGATCACGAATGTGGACCAATGCCCGCCTGCCGCGGAGAACGCGGCCTGCAGCGTGTGCAACTCGCTTGAGGACATGCAGATGTAGACCGCCCCATTGGTGTGGACGTTGATCAGTACGCAGGCGTCATGGAGGAACTGGCCAAAGCCCTCGCCAAGCGCATCGTTCTTTATCCGCCGTCCTTTGCCTGCCTGTTCGGCCCCGGCACCACCGGCGTAATCGACATTGTAGGGTGGGTCGCAAAAGCACAGATCAGCCTTGTTCTCGCCCAGCAGGCGCTCGACATCTGTTGCCACCGTTGCATCGCCGCAAAGCAGTCGGTGGTTCCCCAGCACCCAGAGATCGCCCGGTCGACTGACTGGATCCTCCGGTGCCTCGGGAACATCATCCTCTTCCTCGTTGCCGGTTTCCTCATCAAGCCCGGACAACAAAGCATCCAGTTCGCTGTCGTCAAACCCGATCAGCGACAGATCGAACTCCTCGGCTGCCAGCAATTGCAGTTCCTCGGACAGTACCGCCTCGTCCCATTCGCCAAGCTCAGTCAGCTTGTTATCGGCAATTCGGTAGGCCCGGCGCTGTTTATCGCTCAGATGGCCCAACACGATCACCGGGGCTTCGCTCAGCCCCAGCTGCTCGGCGGCCAGCACCCGGCCATGACCCGCGATCAATTCACCATCGTCAGAGACAAGGCAAGGTACGGTCCAGCCGAACTCGGCCATGCTGGCGGCAATCTTTGCCACTTGGTCTGCGCCGTGCATCTTGGCGTTTTTGGCATAAGGTTGCAGGCGCTCGAGCGGCCATTGCTCGATAGCGTCAGGGGCGAAGCTGAGTGTCATTGATGTTTTCTGGCTTTTGTTTTGGGGCCGGTGGATTCCGGCGGGGTGGACACCGGACCTGGACTCCACTTGGATTTATTGGACCCCGAGGAGTCCAGCGGAAATCACCCTGAGTGGATGGTTAAGTATTTGATTTATCGTGGTTTATTCCAGATCAAGGTGGCTTCTGGATTCCGGGTGGCTTCCCAAAAAAATCACCCTGTCGCTAGAGATATTCCGCGCCTCGCCCCCCCGTATACGTTTGCGACAGGAAGGGACCCGTTCAATATCAATGAGTTGCGGGTTCACCCGTCATCCTCCCATGGCGTTGAAGGTAAGGATGGCTGCCGGTGCGGCTGCG